AGAAAGGTAAATAATAAATGTCAGCTTTAGAAAAAGATTTAAACCCTGATACCTATATTGGTTTATCTTTTCCAATGAGAAGAGATAACAATAATAACTTTAAGTTAACAAAGACTTCATTAGAACAAGCTCAACATAATCTAAAAAATTTATTTTTAACTTATCCTGGTGAAAGAGTAGGACAACCTGAATTTGGTAGTAGAATAAGAGAACTATGTTTTGAACAAATAGATGATGAATTACCAACACGAATTGAAGAAGAAGTTAGAAGAGCCGTATCAACTTGGTTACCATATATTATTGTACAAGAGGTTAATACTCTTAATGAAGAGGGTGATGAAAATAAAATTTTTGTACAATTAAAGTATTCGACTACTTTAAATCCAAATACTTTAGAATCAATAACAGTAGACGCGTCTTATACCGCTACTGTATATTAGGAGTTTTTAAATGCCACGTACATCAGTAAAAAAGAATATGGTAAAATCAGTTAATTATCTTAACAAAGATTTTAGTGATTTTAGAGATAATTTAATTGAATTTGCTAAAGTATATTTTCCAGACACACATAATGATTTCAATGAAGCTTCACCAGGTATGATGTTTATTGAAATGGCGGCATATGTCGGTGATGTACTTTCATATTATATAGATTCATCTTTTAGAGAATCACTTCTAGCTTACGCTGAAGAAAAAAGAAATATTTACACTATAGCTCAATCATTTGGTTATAAACCAAAAACTACTGCACCATCTTCAGTAGCATTAGATGTATTTCAATCAATACCAGCTTTAAATCAAAAACCAGACCTTAGATATGCACTTAATGTTGAAGCTGGAGCTCAAATAACAGCTGGAAGTACTGGTACAACATTTAGAACGTTAGAAGATGTAAACTTTAAGTTTTCAAGTTCATTTGACCCACGTGAAATAACTATATTAGAAAGTGAAAGTGGAGTCGTAACTAAATTTTTAATAAAGAAAAAAGTAAAAGCTGAAAGTGGTACTATAGTAACAGAAACATTTAGTTTTGGAACAGCTACTAAATATTCACAAATTAAACTAGCTAATCCTGATGTGATTGAAGTAATCTCGTGCATAGATAGTGATAATAATACTTGGTATGAAGTAGATTCTTTAGCTAGAGATACAGTTTTTGAAGATATGGAAGCTAATACATTGAACTCACCAGATTTAGTTGAAGATAGAGAAACAGTTCCTTATATATTAAAATTAAAAAAAGTATCTCGTAGATTTACATCGTTTATTGATGAGAATGACCAAACAACTATCAGATTTGGTGCTGGAATATCAGATAATCCAGATGAGGAAATTGTTCCTAATCCAGATATGGTTGGTTCTAATTTACCAGGTAGTCCATCTAAATTAACCACAGCGTTTGACCCAAGTAATTTTTTAAAAACCAAAGCTTATGGAGTAGCTCCATCAAACACAACTCTTACAATTAAATATTCACATGGTGGTGGTATAGATGATAATGTAAATTCTGGTGATGTAACTAATATATCTAGTATCAGTTATCAAATACAAGATACCTTACTTAACGCTTCTTCAGTTCAAGAATCTAAAGATTCTGTAGCGTTTACAAATGTTAACCCAGCTACTGGTGGTTCATCTGGTCAAACAGTTCGAGAAGTTCGTGAAAGTGCATTAGCGTATTATCAAGCTCAACAACGAGCTGTAACTAAGGAAGATTACATTGTTAGAGCATATGCACTTCCTGCAAAATATGGTAATATAGCTAAAGTTCACTTAGTACAAGATGACCAGTTAAATAGAGATGCTGATTCAATAGACTTGGAGAGAAAAGTTACCACAGCTGATGTTGACGCTGGTAGAACACTAAGGTCATTTCAAGCTGGTAGGTTTTTAAATCCATTAGCTATGAATATGTATACACTTGGATTTGATTCAGATAAAAAATTAACAAAAATGAATCAAACAAGTAAAGAAAATTTAAAAACTTATTTATCTCAATTTAGATTAGTTACTGATGCTATTAATATAAAAGACGCTTATGTTATTAATATAGCTGTTAATTTTTCTATATTGACAAAAACTGGGTTTAATAAAAACGAAGTTCTACTTAGATGTGTAAGTGCGGTTCAAGATTTCTTTGATGTTGATAGAATACAGATTGGTCAACCAATTATAGTATCAGATATAGCATATCAAATATCTTTAATTGATGGTGTATCTAGTATTGTTGCACCAATTGAAAATAATACTTCGCCACCCCAAACAATTGTAATTGAAAATAAGTTTAAATTAGAAGAAGGTTATTCTGGTAACTTTTACGATATAAGTAGTGGTTTAATTGACGGTGTTTTATATCCAGCCCTCGACCCAAGTATATTTGAGATTAAATATCCTAACTCAGATATTAAAGGTAAAGTAGTAGGTGATAATCAAGGGATAACGGAGTAAATAAATGCATTATTTTACATTTGCAGATAAAGATGCTACTTTATATGAAAATAGTTCAAGTTTAAATTCAGGTTTAGATGAAATTTTAGAGGTCAGAAAAGATGTTAGTGATACTGGTGCTTTTAAAGAAGTATCAAGAACTCTAATTAAATTTGATTTAAGCTATATATCAGAATCAATAGTTTCAAGATTAATACCAGATTCGGGTAGTAAAGCCGCTAGATTTTATTTAAATCTATTTGACGCACATCCAACATCTTTAGCGGCATCTCAAAGTTTATATGCGTACCCTGTAAGTCAATCTTGGGTAATGGGTGAAGGTCGTAGTTATGATAACCCTATAACAAAAGAGGGTTGTAGTTGGAATTTTTTAAAGGGTATAAATGATGGAACTCTATGGACACCAGAAGTAACTGCTTCAGGTGCTACTTGGTATCAAAATAGTCCAAGTGGTTCAGTTGTCTTTACATCAGGTTCTACAGGTAATTCATTTGGTACTGGTTCTAATGATGAGTTTAGACTTACGGTAGCTGGTACTCAATATAACTTTATAGCTACAGCGTCTAAAGCTGAAGACGGAACAATTTCTATACCAACAGACTCTACACCAAACTTTTTCTTTTCAACTGGTTCTAATACGGCTGAATTTACTGATAATTTAGCTAGTGAAATAAATAACTCTGATATTGGTATTACTGCTTCGATGAGTAGTACTAGTTCTTCTTTAGGTGGGGTTGGAACTGTAAGATTACATATGACAGCTTCATCTATTACAACCGCTGGACTTACTGATATATCATCGGTTACAGGTTCAACTGCTGGATTTACAACTGAAATTACATCAGCGGGAACTTTTGCTAGTGGAACTTTTAGTATTACACCTGGTGATTACAATGAAGAAGAAATTACTATTGGTAGTGTTGATTTTGTATTTGTAAGTGGTTCAACTTCTGGAATTTTTGATAATAATTCAACAGAAATATTTGTTTTATCAGGTTCTACTTCAGGTAGTTCTCTTGAAAATTTAAGAGATGCTATTAACAATAGTGGTTCATTACACGGACTACCAATTTCGGCAAGTGTCTCATCAAGTACAATTAATGATTTTTTAATATTATCTGGTAGTCAAAGTGGTTCAGACGCTAATTTATCAGCCGCAACTTCTTCACCATTATTTACTTTTGGTGATGATACTACTAAAGCTTTAGAAGGTGGTACAGCTGCAAATGTAATAACAACAACAGGGTATGGTTTAACAGGTTTTTCTAGTGCACTATTTGAAAATGGTAGTGGTTCACTTGGTGGTGGCGGAGTACCATATGAAGCTTCACAATCGTTTAATCAAAAAAGTGAAGATGTTAGAATGGATGTAACTGGTATTGTTAGAGCTTGGTTAAGTGAGTCTATTGATAATGAAGGATTTATTGTTAAACGAAGAGGTAATGTTGGAAATACTGATAAGTTTTCTGATGAAAATAATACACAAAAATTAGGTAATTTTTCGTTTTTCTCAAGTGATACTAATACAAAATATCCACCATCATTAGAAGTTGTTTGGGATGATTCTAAATGGAACGCTGGTTCA